ATGCACCGAGAAACTCCCCTTGCCATATACCTTAAAGCAGTATGCCTTGCCACACGTGTCAACTTTATACGACTTGTCACCCGAATGAAAAATCTCGCTTATATGGAGCGTGGGGAGCTTTGGCAAGGCGAGAACGGTTAATGCGCTTTCCTCACCGCGCTCGGAAAATATCGTATATAGCGCTCTGTTCGCAAAGCGTATAAAGGGTATATCCGCGACAAGCTCACTTTCAAAGCCAAGTGCGCCGACCTCTTCAATAAGTCTTGTAAGATTCATAAATATCCTTTCTGTATTTTAATAAATCTGACTGTCCGCTTTCGTAAAGAGGCTGTCTCAAATGCAATACGCATCAGAAACAGCCTCGTAACAGTCGGCAGATTATGGGAAAATCAAATATTTGTTATCCCTTTCTGCCGGATGTCAGATGCCCGCTTTAAGCTTATTAAAGAGCGGTTGCGCCGCTGACCTCATTCGAGGAATCAACGGCAAGAAGAATGTGCTTGTAGGTACCGAAGCCAACGCCGAATCTGCATCTTCCGTTCCAAACGTAGTTGCCGGTGTGATGGTCAACCCAGTTTGATACGGTGAGAGGCACCCGGTTGAAGAACATATTGCCCGAGAGGTTCTTGTTAGCCTCGGAGGACATAATCATAACTCTGTCGTCTGCGGTTTGCCAGTTAGGCATAACCACGATATTCCAGTTGCCGTACTGAATGTTGATATCATTGTATCCGTTGCCGAGCGCGCCCTCAGAGCCGCACACCTTCTTTGCAACGGCCTCGGCTAAGGGCCTGTTACCGGGAAGAATGATAGTGTCTGCGGTATATCCAAGCACCTCACCGTTTTCGTCCTTCATGTTTCGAAGCTTTACGGCAAGCTCACTGAGTGATTCCTCAAATACGGCGGCAGATGCCTTTCCGCCGCTTGCGGTGCCGAAAACGTCACCGTAGAAGTAGTTGGTCTGCGTGCCTCCGGCGCCCGCGCCGGTAAGTCCGTATCGATGCGAGGAGGAGAAGAGGGGAAGTCCGTCGGGAGCTGTGAGGTCAAGGTTTGCCTTTGCGAAGGATGCGCTTGTGACGGTACCGTTTGCGAGGGCATGCTCACAAATCTTGTGCATGGTTTTGTAATATGCGCGGGTGAAGTTTTCCGCTCTGCGCTTTGCGTCCTGAGCTACTCCGTAGTTTGCATCCTCCATCATCTCGGCGGTGATGATGAACTCCTTCATAAACTGAATGTGCTCGATAAACTTGCGGTAAGTTTCGCTTATCGTATCAGATTCGGCAGCATTGCCTTCAATAGCCGCGCGGAATACGTCAAATTCGTTCTGGCCGACAATGGTTTCGCCGAATTTTCCGCTTCTTTCAACGTTGAAGAGCCAGTCGCAGATACCGCCTTTTTTTGTTTGCATATCGCTTTCGTGCTCTATTACCATTTTTATAGGTGTTTCAAGCTTTCCGATAGCCGAATTGGCAAGACCTAAATTTTTAGAATAAATTATCATTTTAGTTCCTTTCCATTACAAAAATCTTACGTAAATTTTGTCGCCCTTTGAGGTGCGGTCCTTGGAAAATTCATAGACCGCGGCACTTCCCGCCATGCTTTGCGATGTTACCGCGGTTGCCGCGCCGTCAGCGTCTATAAAGAGCGAAAGTTCCTCACCGTGAATGAGTGTGGGCGCATCCTCGGAGAGTTCCACCTCAAATACCATATCTCTGCATACGTGAATGCAGGGAACCATTTCGGGGGAGTCTTTCTTGCAGCCTGCTAGGGTAATGAGCGTAGGCTTTTCGGTGTCAGGGCAACTTCTCAGAGTACCGCTGATAAGAATTGTAGCCTCTCCGGGCTTGATGTCGCGCTGCTTGTTATGCGGTACGTAGCAAATTTCGGGCGCATTGTTTGGAGCGTGGAGAATTTTTACAAGTTTGAACATATGTTTTCCTTTCTTATCGTGTTACTTTTTTATAAAGCTTCTGGATGTCCCTGTCGGACAGCTTGCCAAAAAGCTCTCTTGCGGCTTCAAGCTCTGCGGAGCTCATCGCGCTCCTTGGCGCGGCGGCTCCACCCGGAACCGCGCTACTCAGGTGACTTCTGTTGTCATATCTTGCTCCGCGTGTGCTGGTTGCAAGATACGCTTCTCTTGCGGAAAGTCCCAGATCGCGTAACGCTGCATATCGGAGCGGATTGTCTATCATTGTAATAGACGTTATCCCACTGAGCTCGGGAAACTGCGCCTGAAGCTCCTCGAGGTCGTTTTTTGCCAGAGCATCGTAATCGGTGTAAGGCAAGACCTCATCCTCGGGCGTGTTTTCACTCTCGTCATTTATCTCGGTGCTTTCTTCGGCGGGGACGGCATTTTCCTCCTCGTCCGATACGGGTATAATTTTTTCTTCCATATTTCTACCTTTCCTTAATAGAGATTGTCCGTATAGGATCAGCCCTTTTTAGTTCTTAAATCGTTTCCCTCGGTGCGTGTCACCTTCGGGTCCCCCTTTGAGGGATTCCTGGGGGCGGTGATTTTTCCGCCCTTATTTGTCGCATAATCCGAATACTTTTTTTCTTTCATAGCTGTTCCTTTCTTGATTGTGATTAGTTATTCTTAAGCGATGCGATATAATCCTCGACGCTCATTGAAGCATAACGGTCACGCTCCTCCTTGGTAAGACCGCTGATGCTCTCGGCAACGCGGTTAGCGGAATTTTCGTCAAGACCTAAGCTGATAGCATACTTCTTGGCGCCCTCGTGCGTGTATCCGCGCTCCTTGGCATATGATATTGCCTTTTTTATAGCCGCGTTTTTTGATGCGGCAATTCCTTTTGCGGCGCTGTATAGCGCGCGTTCCTTGGAAAGACCTGAGATAAGAGCGATTTTGTATGCCTCATCAATATCAAAGAGACCTTTTTCAACAATGTCAAGAATGTAGCTTTGCTGGAGCTTTTCCTGATTCTCGTTGTATCTTCTGATATAGTCCGCATATCCCTCACGGGTTTTGTCATTCGCGATTTTTATTTTTCCCGCCGCAACTCTTTTGCTTTCGTCGTCACCCCTTGCGGCGAGGGACTTAAGATAGTCCGCATAGCCTGAGGAAAGAAGTCCGCCTGAGCTTAATTCTTTTGCCTTGGTGCCGTAAGTGGGAGATGTGAAGCTCGAGCTTGTGGTGGCAGTCACCACGGCATCCTTTGCATCACTGAGATGGATGTTATTTTCTAACAGCCAGCTCTCAAAATTCTTGGGAGCGTTTTTTTGTATCTGCTTTTTATATATCGAATCTATTTCCGACGTTTCCATAAAGCTCCTCCGTTTCGGCGTAATTTTTAGTCAGCTCGAGAAAGTATTCAACGTTTTCTCTTGCGTATGGGTAGTGCGCTCGCTCCTGGCATTGCCAGTAGCGTATAAGCGTAGCGGGATCGCTCGGATCTCCAAGCGTGCCGGACTTAAGATTCTCGAGATTTCTTTGCCATAAAGCCTCTCTTTGATACTCGGCACCCGCGCCGAGGTCGGATGCAAACAGATATCCGTCGTCATAGATATATTCTCCGCTCAGCGCATCAAACCTTATGAAATCGTATCGGTTAAAGCTGCTGTTATGAATTCGCCCGAACGCATCCTTGTAGGTTAAATTTCTCGGCTCGTCGGCAAAGGCGAGGTAGTGTTCGAAAATCAGTCTGTCTATTTCACTGTAAGCCGCATGCTTCATTTTCTTTTTTGACTCAAGTCTGCCGCTTGCCTGGGAAATCCTTAGCTGCCTTGCGTAGCCCGATTCGTTAGCACTCTCGGAAATGCCCTGAAAGGCATCAGAAATTCCAAGAGTTCTTTTTGCGTGATCGTAAAGGCGCTCCGCCTCGGCTATATCCTGCGCTATGTCCGGGGTCGTGTCAACTTTTCCGTACTGAGCCATGCTCTCACCGGGCTTCATTTTAATAACTTGACCGAAAACGGTGTTGTTAAGGGATATGCTCGCATCCTCGGGAACTATCGGAGTGATTCCTGCGCGCAGAAGCTTTTGAAGTATGCGTGATTCTATCTTATTTATAGCCTGCTGCTCGGGACGGATATATTCACAGTCGGATTGACCGTAAAGGTTCTTCTCGCTTGATGTGTTCTTGCGAATAACTATCGGTATTCTTTTCGGCGTATAGTAGGGAATGCGCCTTACACCGTGGGGCGCCTCCTGACAGCTGATAAGCTCCTCGGTCTGCTTTTTCAGCTTGAAGCGCGGTCTGTCACATGAGCATAAGGTTTCCTCGCGTCCGCATATTTCACAAGCTCGTATACGCCTTGCATAATAATCCTCAAGGTCTGAAAGGGTGAGGTCACCCGAAAAAACAAACTGACCGACTTTACCGTCTTCATCCTTATAGAATGCTACGGTAACCGCTACCGTGTCGGATAAATCTACTCCGTCGCTCTCATAATCGCACTCGGCTAAGAGAGTGTCCTCCTCCTTAACCCCATATTTGCGCATAAGCTCGCTGCGTGTTGTGGTAAAGCGCATAAAGCAGTACTCCATATCCTCGACCGTGTATACATTTGGTTGCGGAATAAAATCGCGCGGCGATATACAATGCACCCTCACGCTGCCGATTTCTCCGCCAAGGGAGGAAGAGTTATCCCATTCGACGTAAAACACACTGCCTCCGTATATGTAGGTGTATCTTTCGTCAAGATCGTTCATACGCTCGAAGGGGAGTCTGTTGCGTAAAGCGCGGCAAAGCTGCTCGGTAGCGGTAGCTAAGCGCTCTCTTTGTTCACTGTATGAGATAGCATCGACCTTTGGCTGAGGAATGTCGGAGGAAACCTGACTTTCTATTATTTCGTAGGT